GAGTCTAGACGCTGAGATGTCCCCACGAAGTCCATAGTACACCCTAGAGGCTATTTAAGCTCTTGTAGGTACATTTGCCCCAGTAGCCCGTAGAAAGCCCTCACACGCCCTACACGGAGCTTGTACTGGTATTCCTGCAAGGAGAGAAACTCGGACACGCCATATTAGCCTGTGTAGCGTTTTTCCTATATAGAATAACGATGTTGGTTGAACGACGAAGGAAGTCGCTAGTTTAATGTCATACGTTTTCTATGGTTAAAGCTAGGTTCTATCCACGTCTGACGAAAAGTCCGACAAGGATAATATACTTATATTAAGTACTTGTCTTTCTTTGTACCAGCACGTGGTACAATAATGATTCTCAATTAGGATTATTTTACCTCGACTGTCCCAGCTGGTGGTACGATAATCATTCTCAATTAGCTTAAAATGAATTGTCAAAATATATTTTTTGGAATTTTTGGGTTTATAATAGTGCTAATTCGTAAAGTTCGTGCTAAGCTCATTTTGTTACCTTAGCACACCATTTTACTCTATATAGGACAAATACTCATTGCGCCGAAAATTGGGCGATTCTAATAAAAAAACATATAAATATAGTTAGATATTTTGCATAAATCAAATAAGGGTTTACATAGTTAGTTACATGTGATACACTTCTAAGTAGAGTAAGTTAAATTAGGTTGGGTAGCTAAAAAGGACAAGCATTTGCCTGTTAAGCAAACGAATGCCAGTTCAAGTCTGGCTCTGACCGCCAATATTAAAAACAAAGGAATGAATTATGAAAGATGGAAAAGCGTTAATTAGAAAATTGCATGAACAAGAGGATTTAAGTGGAACATACGAAGTTGACTTAGACGGTATAGGCAGTATAATAAATAGGATAAAAACGCAAGAAGGAATACTAGAAATATTTAATTATGTGTGTAAATATATAGACGAAAAGGAGGAGTGAGATATTGGGTACAGCTGTGAAAGCTATGACAGATGAATTGAGATTGACAACGGCAGAGAAAAAGCTATTAAAAGCTATGGTAGATGTAGAAAACTTTGATTTGAACGTACAAGATACATGCGCTAAAGCCGATATATCAACTCCTACATATTATAAAGCAAGAAAAAAGCCTTATTTTAACAGAGAATATAAAAGACGTTCTGCAATGCTGGTTGACAGCGAGATAGGGGAAGTTGTAAAGGCTCTTATAAGAGAGGCTAAAAAGGGTAGTGCAAGACATATAGAAATGGCACTAGAAATGGCTGGTCTTTACTCCAAAGATATAAATATAAATAAGAAATCGGTTAATATATCCCTTGACGGAAAAGACATAAATGGAATGGGCGACGAGGAATTAATAGAATTTGCCAACGGATACAATATTGAAGTAGACGAAGAAGAATTGATTGATGTTGACGATGACAGCGAGAGTGATACAGATGAATGAAGAGCAAAAGCAACAATTAATAGCGAAAATAAGAGTTAAGGAAGAAATAAAAAAACGTAAAGTAAAGAACAATCTGACTGAATACACTAAATTTGTCCACAGAGGCAACTGGATTCCTGCAAAACACTTAGTCTTCATACAAGACAAGGCGCAACAATTAATAGATGGAAAGTTATCAGACAAGAACGGTGACGAAGTAGACATACTTATGTTATCAATGCCTCCTCAACACGGTAAGAGCCAGTCAATTACTGAAACACTTCCGTCATATATGGCGTGTAAGCATGATGATTACAAAGTCATTATAGCTGGTTATTCTGCAACACTGGCTCAAACCTTTAATAGAAGAAACAGACAGAAGATACAAGAATTTGCTGGAGATTTATTCAATGTAAGATTAACTAAGGAAAACGCTGGTATGCTAGAGCTATCAAATGGTTCAGTTATACAGGCAGATGGACTACTTGGTGGTATTACTGGTAATCCAGCAGACTTAATAATAGTAGATGACGTAATAAAAAATAGACAAGAGGCTGATAGCGAAAATCAACGTAGTACAATATGGAAAGAGTTTAGAGATTCCGTTCGTACTAGATTAAGTGCTAGAGGCAAAGTTATAATAATAATGACTAGATGGCACGAAGACGACTTATTTGGACGTATAGAAAATTTTGATGGTCTACCAAGTTATTCAATAAACTTGCCAGTAGAGGCAGAAGAAAATGACATAATAGGCAGGGAAGTTGGTGACGCATTATTTCCAGAGATTGGAAAGGATAAAGATTGGGTTGCTAAATTCAGAGAGTCTTATGTTCAAGACCCTTACGAAGGTGGTAAACGTAGTTGGAACGCATTATATATGGGAAGACCTAGTGAACGCGAGGGTAACATATTCAAGCGTGAAAACTGGGGCAGATACAAGTGGCGTATGAGTTTTATAAAAACGTTGCCTATATTGATATTATCGGTAGACGCCTCATTTAAAGGAGGAGAAAATAACGATAAGGTTTCAATACAAGTTTGGGGTAAGAAAGGTGCGAATGTGTATTTGGTTGATAATGAAACAGACCAAATGGGCTTTACAGAAACTAAACAAACAATAAAAGATATGATTGCTAAATATCCAAGAATAGGAGCGAGATATGTAGAGGATAAAGCTAACGGTAGTGCAATTATAGAAGTTTTAAACAAAGAAATGGGTGGCTTTATACCAATTAAAGCTGACGTTTCAACTGGTGGTAAGGTTGCTAGAGCATATGCTATTCAACCTTTCGCTGAATCTGGTAATATTTATATACCGGAAGACGTACCGTGGGCTATTGATTTTATCAACGAATGCTCTGAATTTCCACATGGGGCTTATAAAGACCAAGTAGACGCTTTCACACAAGCGGTGAATAAGTTGATGTACGCATATGCCGAGAATACAGCGGATAGCGTAAGTTACGGAGAGTTCTTTAAGAAAGATAAAAAAGATGGCGGTGAAAAGTTTCCAACATCTGAATTGGATATAGGCGAAGAATTTATGAATTATGGAAATTAGGAGGTAATTATTTTGTTAAACATTATTGCAGGACTGGCATTATTATTTACTTTTGTGCTATCTTTCGGTATAGGTTATATAATCGGTAGTGGTAAAATAGTATTTAATCAAAAACTTAGCGAAGAAGAAAAGAAAGAAATGAAAGAATTTCAAAAACAAGTATCAGACTACAATAACAATATAAATGAATGGTCTGGGTTTGGTGATGTTAAATGAAAGTAGATAAAGAAAAAATATGGAAAGAGTACAGGAAATCAGTAGATTATAAGAATACAGAAGGACTATACGAAACATCTGCTATAAACGAAAGGTATTATGCGTCAGACCAATGGAGTGATGTTAAATCGAATGGGTTACCAAAGCCTGTATTTAACTTCTTAGAGCAAATGGTAGATGTTAAGGTGTCTACTGTCATGGCTAATCAAATATCAATACACAGAATGTCTGACGAGCTTTCGAAAGAAAACAAAAGAGTAGAGTTAGCCTCCAAAGCTTTCTCTAAAATGGACGACATTAACTGGGAAAGAACAAATATGAAAGATATGAATGAAAGAATGTTATTAGATAGTGCATTATCTGGACTAGGGGTAAGCCATTGGTTCTGGGACGACACAATTAGAACCGGAAATGACTTTGTAACACAAGGTGATATAAGTGGTGAATTAGTCGATAGTGTAAATATTGGAGTTGGCAATCCGGCAGAAGTTAATATACAAAAGCAAGATTATATAGTAATAGATTTTCAGAAAACTGTTAAACAAGTTAGAAAAATGGCTAAAGCTAATGATGTGGACGAAGAAAAATTATCTCTTATACGTCCAGACTCTCAAACAATTTCAGATGAATTTGATAAGCTGGAAAGCGTAAGAAATAATAGGTTTGAAGGAGAAAAAGGACTTGTTACAGTTATATTGAAGATGTGGAAAGAAAATGTGGACGGAGAAAGCAAAATGCACTTCACTAAAACTACTAGGGACTTGGTTATTAAGGAAAAGACAAACTCTGAATTGTCTTTGTATCCAGTAGCCATAATGCCTTGGAAGTTGAGAAAGAATTTCATATATGCAAATGCTGAAATAACTCAAATCATCAAGAATCAACAATATATAAATAAAATGCAAGCAATGCGACAAATGCACACTATGATGATGTCAATGCCAAAATTCTTATACGACAAGACAAAGATACAAGGTATGACAAATCAAATTGGCGGAATGCACGGAGTTAATGGAGATATTTCAAATACAATGCAATTTGTACAGCCTAAGGATATTTCAATCGATGTAGACAAGGCTATAACAGATGTAGTTGAATTAACTAGAGAGTTTAAAGGGTTGAATGAGAACATACTAGGTATATCAAGACCAGAAAACACTTCTGCGTTAATAGCACAACAGAAAGCTAGTGCTGTTCCATTAGAAACTATTAAAAGACGTTTTTATACTTACTTAGAAGATGTATCAGCTATTTGGCTGGACTTCTACAAGAATAAGTATAAAATGGCTAGAAAAGTGTTATCAAAAGATAAAGAAGATATATTAAGCTTTACTGGTACTGATTTAAAAGATGTGTACTTAAAAACCAAAGTTGATATTGGAGCTAGTACGCAATACTCGGAATTATCAACAATAGAAGTATTAGACCAATTACTATCCGGAGGGCATATAAATATTACTCAATATCTCGAGAGATACCCTGCTGATATTATACCACGCCAAGATGAGTTAATAGACGAACTAGGTGGTGCTGGTGATATAGATAGAAAATTCAAGTTTGAAATGATGGCAAGAGTGTTAGACCAACTAGACGATGAAACAAAAGCAACTATCATGAATATGGAAGAAACGGAAAGAGAAAAGGCTATTATGAGAATGTCTTTAGAACAAGGAGTTTCACCTATTCAAGGTAATGCACCTGCGGAGGCTCAAAACGTGTCACAGACGCGTTCTAACCCCGAGAAAGCTAGTGTAGATGGACAACAACAACAGCAACAAATGAATAGAGCTGGAGTTAAGCAACAAGCGGTAACGCAACAACAGCAAGGAATGAGTAGGAACGTTTAATTAGTATAAGCGATAAACCAATCGTGAGAGGAGCTTTAATTATGAGTAAAGATTTCAAACCAGAAATCGAGTTTGATTTACAATTGTTTGCCGAAGAAGAAGGCACACCAGCCGAAGATGTACAGGAGGCAGATGAAGATTTAGAAGAAGATTACGAAGATGATGGGGAAGTTGACGATAGCGAAGAAGAAGAATTATCAGCATTTAAATTAAAAGTAAAATACAATGATGAAGAAAGTTTTATAACCGATAGAGAAAAAGCAATAGAATTAGCTCAAAAGGGTATGAATTACGATAAAATGAAAAGTAAATATGGAGATTTAGAAAAAGAAATGAAAAAAGCTAATGATGACCCCATGAAGAAATGGGCTATGGAAAGAATGAAAAATTCTGGTTATGATAACCCCGACGACTTCTTTAAAGCTATTGATTTACAGCAACGTGAAAAGAAATATGAAGATGGCGGAATGACGCCCAAACAAGCTAGAGAGGAGTCAGAACGTGACTATCGCCTAGAGCAACTTGAAGGTAAACTAAAAGAGAAAGAAACTGTTGAAGGTGAACAAAAGGAAATGCAGGAATTTCTTGATTGGTATTCTGAAAAGCAAGGTGCTGGTATTTTTGACGGTGAGCTAGACGTAGAAACAATACCGCCAGAAGTTTGGGAGGCAACCGAAAATGGTACTTCTTTAAAACAAGCTTATATGGAACACGCTTTAGAGAATTTATCAAAGAATGCAGAACAAGACGTACTAAAGAAAATGGAAGAAAATAAAAAGTCTTCTACTGGTTCTACTCAAGACAATAACCAAACCAACGAAACTTCGGAATGGACTACCGACTACGTTAACAAAATGGTCGATAAGAAAGGGGACAGTTGGATTGAGGAGAACTTTGACAGGATTGAAAAGAGTGGTTACTTCAACAATGTAACTTAAAAGTATATTAAAAAGGAGCTGTAAAACATGGGAGCAATTGGAAACTTTAAGCCGACGTTATGGGCTAAGAAGATTTTAAAGGACTTAGACAAGCAACATATGTTAGTTAAGAACTGTACGAGAAAATGGTCTGGGGAAATTACTGCAAAGGGTAACAAAGTTAAGATTAATTCAGTATTATCACCAACTATCGGAGATTATGAGCCGGGCGTTACAGTTATTACACCAGAAACAATCAAAGACGAAAGTAGATTACTTGAAATCACAGAATCTAAGTTTTTCGCATTTGAGTTAGACGATATTGATGAGAAACAAGCGAATAGTGGAGTTATGGCAGAGGCTATTAGAAAAGCTACTGTTGGTTTAAATGATGTTGCAGAGCAATTTATTGCCGCAAAATATTTAGACGCTGGTATTACAATTACGGAAACAAATTTAGATACTTCTAATATTTATTCAACATTAATGGACGCTAGAACAGCATTAAGAGAGAATAACGTTGGAGAAACAACAGAAGTTATTTTAGAGGTTACACCAGACGTTTACCAGAAAATAGTATTAGCTGATATCGTATTTACTGATAATAGCAAAACTGCTAAATCTGGAAAATGGAGTGAAGTATTGGGTATGATGATTTATGTATCTAACAACTTAGAGAAAACTGGTAGAAACTCACATTGTATTATGAGAACAAAAGACGCTATTGCGTATGCAGAACAAATTAATAAAGTTGAGAAATATAGACCGCCAAATGGTTTTAAAGACGCTGTAAAAGGATTGCATTTATACGGTGGAAAAACTGTTAAACCAAAAGAAATGGCACATTTAGATTTAACAACTGTTGACGATACAGTAGTATAATATAAAGCAAAGGAGCATGATATAAAATGGCAGATATTACTAAGAACTTGTTAAAAGTTAATGACGGAGCTACGGTTACTAAAGAGGCTGGTTCGGCGTCATTCACAATCGATTTAGAAGGTAGAGGCGATGAGAACTACGCAGTTATCGTTGAGAACACAGACGGTGCTAATGCTTGTAGAGTAACATTTAAGGCTGGTGTTGGAATGTCAGCTACCCAAGGCGACTT